CTGGAAAACAAAAGTTGGAATTTTTCCATCTGAGGGGCCGCAGATAAAAGTCAAATTATACCAAGTGACGGGGCCCGGCATTATGTCAGCTGCAATGCCACCTGAATTACTGTGGCTGCGTATGACTTGATAAGTTCCACCAGCATCTTTGCAAGTGTCACTTGCGAGATTCATGCATTTCTGAGAATCACCAGTGCATTTTACATTTTTCATAGCACGACCATCTGGCGCACGAAGATCAGTCACTGTGGGAGATGCACAGCCAGAGATGAAGGCTATGGAAAGCATAGCCGAGGGGAAGAAAAATAGAGATTTAATGTTCATTTTTGAAAAAACATTCCAGAATTTTCCATGTGACCAAATGTAGCAGAATTCAGCGCAGGCGCGCTTTAAGGTAAGTGCTCCGTACCAAGCCTGCCAGGCTCCGGCTCCAAAGGAGCATGGCATGGAAAATCACAATTGGTGGGAACAGGCGCCGCTGGCGAGTGATGGTGAAAGAGAAAACTGGTGGGAGGAAGCCCCGCTTGTGGAGCCTCCTAAGGCAGAAGAGGGACCGAAGCCAAAATCCTCGGGAATCGGTGGCTACGTTGCAGACGCCATCACAGATATGTTCAAGCGCGCGGGTGGTGCAGCACTCTCCGGCGTGGCCTCCGCGCCAGAGGCTGCACAGTCGGGCCTGCGCGCCACGGTTCGCAGCGGCGCCGGCGGCGACCCCGCCACGGTCATGCCCGGCGGAGCCTTCATCCCGGGCATTGACACAGACGAGGCCATCAACGGCCCGATGACGCAGCAGCAACGCGACCGGCGCGAGCTGCAGGCCGAGCGCGCGGCCGTGGGCGTGCGCCTGCCGGGCGCCGAGTCGCTGGCCCGCGCCGGCCGCGATGCGCAGAAGGCCATCAACGACACGACCAGCCAGGCCACGCAGGACGCGGTGGCCAATTCCCAGATCACGGGCAATCTGCTCAAGGGCGAGATCGACTTCGGCAAAGACCCGTCTGTGCGCGGCTTCCTGATGCAGGGCGCTGATGTGTTCGGCAGCATGTTCCCCGTGGTGGCCACGGCGCTGGCCACGCGCAGCCCGGGCGCGGCCGGCATGGTGGGTGGTGCCATGGCAGCGGGCGAGGGTGTGGAGAACGCGCGGGAGTTCATCGCCAAGCAGTCCCACGAGCAGCTGCTGGGCACCAGCCCGCTGTACCGCCGTATGATCGACGCCGGCGCGCAGCCCGACGAGGCGCGGCGCATCACCAGTGCCAAGGCCGAGGACGCCTCGGCGCTGCTGCAGGGCGCGGTGGCCACGTTCGGCGACCGCTTCACCGGCAAGCTGGTGACGGGCGGGCTCGACCCGCTGCTGGCCCGTGTGGCCGGCCGTTCGGTGCTGGGCAAGACTGCGGCCGGCGCGGGCATCTCGGCGCTGGAGGAGGGCACGCAGGAGCTGGCCGAAGGCGTGGCCTCGGACCTGGGCACCAAGAGCGTGGCCCACGGCAAGGAAATCGGCGAGGACTCGGCCGCCAACTTCGTGCTGGGCGCGCTGGGCGGATCTGCACCTGGTGCAGCGCGCGGCGTGGTGGCCGGCGTGAAGGATCGTAGGGGCGCCCAGGCGGATGCCGGCGGGCGCAACACGGTCATCGACGTGACCTACAAGGATGCCGAAGGCAAGACGGTCACGGATGTGGCCACGACCGCAGACGCCGGCCTGGGCGACGGCGCCGCAGCTGCGCCTGCGCAGGAGGCCCAGGCATCTGTCGCGGCGCCGGCCGAGCCGCAGACGGAACAGCAGCGCGTGCAGCAGCCCGATGGCACGCCCGAATCCATGGACAGCACCACGGCGGCCACGCGCATGGCCGAGCTGGAGGTGATCGACAGCACCACGGGCCTGAATCCCGTGCAGCAGCAGGAGCGTGCGGCGCTGGCCCAGCGCCTGGAGCAGGACGCTGTGCGAGAGGCCGAGCTGGAAGCCCTGGGCGAGGAGCGCCAGGCCGTGGCCGCCGAAGCTGCAGCGGCCGAACAGGCGCCGGCATTCGATCCTGCTGCAGTGCGGTCCAAGACCTGGCCCCAGTTCGTGCACGAGCGTGGCGAGAAGGTGGCCACCTTGCGCCGAGGCACGCCCATCTGGGACCAGCTGCAGCACGAATGGGCGGCCGTGAAGACGCGCCGTGCCGGCACCAACCCCGAGGGCACGGGCGCCGCCGGCATGCCTGTGCAGGAGATCCAGAACCGCGACCGCAGCCGGCCCGCCAGTGTGGTGCAGATGCAGGGCATGGCCCAGAACCCCGACTACCTGCGGCTAGGCGTCTCGCGTAGCCCTGAGTCTGGCGCGCCCATGGTGTTCGCCGTGGGCGACCAGGACACGGCCGCGCGGGCGCTGGGCCGTGCCGACGTGGCCGTGATGAGCGACGGCCAGCGCGTGCCGTTCCGGTATGCGGTGATGGAGGCAGCCGACGTGCAGCCGTCCAACTTCGCGGACGGCGCCGTCAATCCGCTGTTCGACGCTGCCCACCCGGGCACCGTGAAGGCCCTGAACAACGGCCGCACGGCAGGCCTGCGCGCTGCCTATGAGCGCGGCACTGCCGACGCCTACCGGCAGGAGTTGGCCGCCGACAGCGACATGCACGGCATCGATCCCGCTGTCATTGAGGGCATGCAGGCCCCGGTGCTGGTGCGCCTGTATTCCGAGAAGGACAACCAGGTCAACATGGGCGCCAAGAGCCAGAGCCAGGCCCTGGGCCTGTCCGCCACAGAGCAGGCCGCCACGGACGCCGCCCTGGTGGACGGCGGCGTGCTGGAGGTGTTCGACAGCGGCGCCCTGGACAGTGCTGCGAACCGGGACTTTGCCCGCGCCTTCATCGGCAAGCTGCAGGAGCAGGGCCAGGACGTGGCCGGCATGATGGATGCCAACGGTGCGCTCTCGCCGGCCGGCGTCACCCGCCTGCAGGCGGCGCTGGTGTACAAGGCCTACGGCGACGGTGACCTGGTGGAATCGCTTTTCGGCTCCACCGACAACGACATTCGCGCCATCGGCGAATCCCTCAAGGCCGTGGCCGGCGAGTGGGCCAACCTGCGCCTGGCGGCCGAGCGCGGCGGGATCAATGCCGAGGTGGACGTGACCGAGAACCTGCTGCAGGCCATCCGCCTGGTGCAGAAGGCCCGGCGCGAGCGCACGGCCCTGCACGACGCTGTGCAGCAGGTGGACATGCTGACGGGCGACGTGCCCGATGCCCTGACGGTGGGCATGCTGCGCCTGCTGTACAGCGGCCATTACCTCACCCGGCCCGTGGGCCGCGACCGCCTGGTGGAGTCCCTGCGCGCATACATGGGCGCGGCATTGGCGACCTCGGCCAGCGGTGATATGTTCGGCGAGCAGGTCGGACCTGCCGCAATCCTTGCTGCCCTGAGCGGCCAACCCGTCCCACAGCAACAACAGACCAATGACACAAGCACCGACTCCCAGCAAGCCCCAGCCCCGCAAGGCAGCCGAGAACCCCCTGGCAGCGATGCTGCTGGGGAGCGTGCTGATGCAGCAGGGCCAGAAGCACGGCGACAAGAGCCAGACGGAACAGGGCGAGCAGCTGCTGGAGATCGCGCAGAACGCCCAGGCCAAGAAGCCAACGCCGACAGCGGCGCCGTAGCGCCCGAGCTGGAACTCTCCAGCTACACCCCCGAGGAAATCCAGGCCCAGCAGGCCCAGCAGCAGGAGGCCGAGCAGCGCCGTGCGCGCGACGATGCCCAGGCCGAAGCCCAGGCGCGGGCTGAGCGCGAGCGCAAGGAAGTGGCCGAGCGCCAGGCTGCCAGTGCTGAGCACTTCCAGCTGGGCCAGGACGCGCAGGACGCCCTGAGCGGGCAGAAAGGCATCTTCGATGCGCCGGCCCAGGCCGAGCCGGCCCAGCGTCACGACCTGGAAGCCATGTTCGATGAGGTGCTGGACGAAGTGGTCACGGAGCGCCAGGCCTCGCCGCGCTCCGGTGACTCGGTGCCGCACGGCAAGGCCTTGACGCAGGAGGCCGCTCAGGCCGCGGCCCAGAACTATCTGCGCTGGCTCAGCGCCAAGGCGCCCGGGGATGTGCGCCCCGGCATCCATGGCGGCTACACCTTCGAGGGCGGGCCCGGCGCCGTGGGCGTGAAGTCCGGACACATCAAGGTGGACGGCCAGGACCGTCTGCAGTTCCCGATTCAGCGCCTGCTCAAGCTGGCCGACCCGGCCATGCCCAAGCCGCGCGGCAAGGCGGCCCAGAAAGCCGCTGCACAGGAGGCTGAGCGCGCAGCCTATTTCACGCCGGGCAACATCATCAGGAGCCAAGACGACAGCCACGATCGCGTTGTCTCGTACACGGCGCCCGATGCGGATGGCCGCTGGAGCGTCACCGTGCGTCCCGTGGAAAAAGAAGGCGATGCATGGGTTGATGTGCCAGGCCTGCGCGAGCGCACCCACGGCACGCAGCCCGATGCCCGTGCCTTGAAGGCCGGCCCGGTCGTTCAGGCGCGGCCCGAGCGAGGCGCAGGCGAAGCCCTGGCCAGCGCAGCCAAGAATGCCGGTGCGGGCCTGGCTGCCGCCATCGACGGGCTGGGCGAGTTGTTCGGCGGCGCGGGCAAACTCGGCTCTGGCCTGTCCTTCGATGAGCAGACCTACGCCAAGGCCAAGCCGCTGTTCGCCCAGGCCGTGGCCAACCTGCAGGACGCTGGCACCGACCTGCGCGACGCCATGCGGGCCGTTGTGCGCATGGTCGTGGACAAGTTCGGCGCCGAGGCAGCGGGCAACATGAAGCCCTATGTGGTGCGCTACATCGAGGACATGCGCGACAGCCAGGCCGCCGCGCCCGACAATACCCCCAACGCAAAGGACACCTCCCATGTATCAGACCCCGCTGCCCATCTGGAACGACATCGCACTGAGCCAGCCGCTGTTTCCGCCGATGCGCGAGCTGTTCGCGGCGACGCCCGAAACGCTGCCGGCGATGATCGACAAGCATCTGGACCAACCGGCGGAGGCAATGGGCCTGGACGATCCGACAACGCTGGCCTTTCGGCTGGTGATGCCGCTTTGGGTGGAAAACGAAGCGATCAGCGCTTACATCGAGGAGATGCGCCAACCGCAACTGCGCAGCAGCTTGCCGGAACTGACAACAGTCAGGGAGTGCTTGGAGCTGGCAGCGATGGAATACCGGCTCGACCAGTCACAGCTGGCCAGCTTGCAGCGATCACTCGTGCAGCACGCGCAGCGACTCGAAATCGAAGCGATAGCAGCAATGAACGCAGCGCAGAACGCGCAGTAGGTCCGGCGGTTGCGCCCAGCGCGGGCGAGGCTGCGCACCTGGCCAACGTGCGCACAGCGCTGCCGCAGCTGCTGCCCGGCCAGCAGGAGGACGTCGCCAAGACAGAGCGGGCCTTTGCCGCCGGCCCGGGCATGCTGCTCACCAATGGCACGGGCACGGGCAAGACGTTCTCCGGCCTGGGCGCCGTGCGGCGGTTCGTGGACGCCGGCAAGAAAAACATCCTGGTGGTCGTGCCCGACGACAAGATTGGCTCCGACTGGATGCGCTCGGGCCGTGTTCTGGACCTGAATATCCGCCAACTGCCCGACTCCACCGTGGCCGGGCGGGGCGTGACGCTGACCACATATGCAAACCTGGGCATGAACGACGCCCTGGCCAGCCGCGCCTGGGATCTGGTGGTGGCCGATGAGGCCCACACGCTCATGTCGTCCCAGGAAGCCACGCCCACCGCTGCGCTGGCGCGGCTGCGTGCCATCACCATGCATCCGGGCGGCGCTGATGCCCGCTACCAGATGCTGCATGCGGCCGACCTGGAGGCTGCGGCGGAGCTGCGCCAGAAGGCTGACGACGCGAGGGAGGCCGGCAAGACCGAACAGGCCGAGCGGCTGGAGGACCGGGCCAAGGCTGCCTTCGTGAAGCTGCAGGCGGACCTGCAGGCCGTGCGCGACGATGTGGCCGCGGCGCGCGGCGACGGCCGCCGCACGAAGTTGCTGGCCCTGTCGGCCACGCCGTTCGCATACGAACTGAACGTGGATTGGGCGAACGGCTACCTGTTCGACTACGACGACGGGCGCAGCGACGAGTCCCGCGAGTTCCGTGGCTACAACGAAGGCGGCAACCGCGAGCAGTTTTTCATGCAGCACTTCGGCTACCGGATGCGCTACAACAAGCTGACGCAGCCCGAAGCCGGCGTGGATCGGGGCCTGATGCAGCGCCAGTTCAACACCTGGCTCAAGCGGCGCGGCGTTCTATCGTCGCGCCTGCTGGACGTGAAGGCCGACTACGACCGCCGGTTCGTGCTGTTCGAGTCCGCCATCGGCAACCGGATTGATGAGGCCTTCACCTGGCTGGCAGACCACCGCCGCGACAGCACCGGCCACGCCAAGCTGGAGGAGCTGGTGAACAAGCAGGTGGACTACCTGACGCGCCGCTATCTGCTGGAGGCCATCAAGGCCACCGAGGCCGTGCCCATCGTGCGCGCCCACATGGCCCTGGGCCGCAAGGTGGTCGTGTTCCATGACTACATCAAGGGCGGGGGCGTCAACCCGTTCGCGCTGGACCTGCGCCTGGTGGACGCCGGGGACCGCGCTGCCGTGGCCAGTGCGCTGGCCGAGTTTCAGGGCCAGTTTGGCGACCTGGAGCGCGCGCAGCTGCACAAACTGCCGTCGCCCCTGCAGGTGTTCCGCCAGGAATTCGCCGAGCTGCTGGTGGTCAACGGCCGGGAGAAGCGCCGCGACAACCTGGCCGCCTACGAGGCCTTCAACGACGACGAACGCGGGCCGAGCGTCATGCTCGTGCAGTCGGCCAAGGACAAGGGCTGGAGCGGCCACGACACCACGGGCAAGCACCAGCGCGTGCTCATCAACCTGGGCCTGCCCACCTCGCCCACGAAGTCCATTCAGCAGGAGGGTCGCGTCTACCGCACCGGCCAGGTCAGCAACGCCATCATGCGCTACCTGAACACGGGCACTTCCTGGGAGCGCACGGCCTTCGCCTCGACCATCGCCACGCGCGCGGCCACGGCCGAGAACCTGGCCCTGGGCGAACTGGCGCGCTCGCTGCAGGACGCCTATGTGCAGGCCTTCGAGGAGGCCGACACCTACGAACCTGGCCACGAAGGCGAGGGCACGGGCGGCAAGGACATGGACCGTGCCCGCAACAACGTGATCTCGGAATGGGACCGTGCGCGGAGCCTGTATTTCTCGCAGCAGAAGAAGACCAGCGCGACCAAGGCGCGCGAAGGAACGGACTACTTCGCGACGCCCGAGCCGCTGGGCCTCAAGATGGTGGAATGGGGTGACGTGCGCGAAGGCGAGGACACGGCCGAGCCCTCGGCGGGCCATGGCGCCATCGCGCGCTGGCTGCCCACGCACTCGCGCCGCACCATGGTGGAGCCGTCGCCCGTGCTGCGCTCGCGCCTGGCCCTGGCCGACGTGCGCGACAGCGACCGCATCGTGGCCGGCAGCTTCGAGGACCTGGCGGCGGCCAACAAGTACGACGTCATGGTGATGAACCCGCCATTTGGTACCGCCGGCCGCACAGCCGTGGACCACCTGGCCAAGGCCTACGGCCACCTGCGCGAGGGTGGGCGTGTCGTTGCCATCATCCCGGCGGGCCCAGCTGCCGACAAGAAGCTGGAGGCCTGGCTCTACGAGCGGGCTGACAAGGCCGGCCAGGACGGGGAGCACCCCTACACCAAGCCCGAACTGCACCGTGCGGCCGACGTGCTGCTGCCGGCGTCCACCTTCAGCCGCGCCGCTGCCGGCGTGATGACGCGCGTGGTGGTGCTGGACAAGCTGGCCAAGGGCGAGCAGCCAGCCCGTGCGCACCGGCAGATCGACCTGACCGACGTGGCCAGCGTGGAGGAGCTTTTCGAGCGGCTGGAACACCTGGACCTGCCTGCGCGCACCAAGCCTCGGCAGGCCGCTGCAGCTGCTGGACCAGCGCCTGCAGGCGCCCAGCCGGCCACTGCGCCCAGCACGGCCACCCCTCAGGCCCAGCCCGCGCCGACCCGGCCGGCCACTGGAGAGCCCGGCTCCCTGAGCGGCCAGCTGCCGCGCGAGGGCCGCCCGCTGGTCACGCACACGACCAAGAGCGGCAAGCCCCTGCAGGGCATCGTCGCGCAGGGCATAGACCGCGACACGGCCATGCTCTACGACCCCTACACCTTCAAGAAGGACGGCGGGTATTTCATCCGGGCCAAGCACCTGGCACGCGAGGACGTGGGATTCCGGCGTGGCGAGAGCGCCGTGGCGCCGGCCATGACGGCCGACCTGGCACAGGAGCTGCTGCGCATTGCGGGTGGCAACGTCCCTGGCGCCGGGCGCGGCGCCCAGCAGGCGCCAATGGCGCGCGCGCAAAAGGTCGTGGACGCGGTGCGCCAGGCCTGGGCCAATGCGCCCCGCATCAACGTGGTCTTCGACCTGCAGGACCCGCGCGTGCCTCAGGAAGCGCGTGACGCGGATCAGCTGCAGGCGGCTGGAGGAGCGGAGGGCGTGCCCAAGGGCTTCTACTTCGATGGCGAGGTCTACCTGGTGGCGAGCCAGCTGGCCACGCCCGAGGAAGCAGCTCGCGTGCTGTATCACGAAGCGCTGGGCCATCACGGCCTGCGCGGTGCGTTCGGCGAGAAGCTGGACGCAGTGCTGGACCAGATCATCGTGGCCCGCCCGCGCGAGGTGCGCGCCAAGCTGCAGGAATATGGCGAGCTGGACGACCTGGTGGGCCGGCGCTACGCAGCCGAGGAGGTGCTGGCCGAGATGGCCGAGACACAGCCCCAGCTGGGATTCGTGCGCCGTGCCGTGGCCGCCATTCGTGCCTGGCTGCGCGCCCATGTGCCCGCGCTGCGCGGCGGCGCCATGACGGACGCTGAGATCATCCGCGACTTCATCCTGCCGGCGCGCCGCTGGGTGGAGCGTGGCGCCCTGGCCGCCGCCTCGGCGCCGGTGGCGCGCCCCGCCTTCAGCCTGGACAGCGGCGCGGGCCGCCGCGCGCTGCAGGAGCTGTCCGAGCTGGACGACCTTTTCACCTTCCCCAAGTCGGAGCAGACGGACCTGGCTGCCATCGCTCACGAGCACGACCCCGAGATCCGCGTCAGCAAGCCGGTCAGCATCGCCGGGCGCCAGGAGTACACGCTCACCATGTCGGGCGGCAAGAAGGCCGTCCTGTCGGTGCGCCAGCCCAACCCGTATGGCGGCGAGCAGGTCTACGACATGCTCTACACCGCCGAGGGCATGGAGGCGGTCACCGGCAGGCCCGGCGTGAACCCCGAGGACGTGCCGCCCACGCCCGACGTGTGGCTGGACGTGTCCCGGCTGGACCAGGGCGACTCGGGCGCCATGGCCTACAGCATCGCCTCCACCTTCGCGCACAACACGGACAGCATCTTCATCGGCGACCCGCACGGCCTGAGCAAGACCGCGCTGCGCCGCCGGCTGGAGCAGATGATTTCCAGCGCGCTCAAGTTCGGCACCACGCGCCACTTGGCGCCGCACCCCGACCAGGTGCGCGGCGGCCACGGTGTTCCGGGCCTGCGCTGGGTCTATGGGGATGACGTGGGCAATGTGGAGCGCATGATTGCGGCCAGCCTGGAGGGAATGGATAATGCCTTTCCAACTTCCCGCCTGATTGAATATGACGCAGACCACGGTACTTTCCGACGTGCCAGCACCGGAGATCAACTATCACGACAGCGATTGGCTGACGTGGTTGGACGATCCCTCCGAGCAAGCCGTGGCATGGATGGAAGTGGACCAGCAGAAGCGGAAGCTGGCTGGCGAACAGTTGCGCGAGCGGCTGTCTGGCGTGCCCTTCTACGCCGAGCGGGCAGCCAGGACCAAGGCAGTCGAGGGCAGCGAGGCTCCCTACTGGGAGAGTTTGCTGAGCGGCACGCACAAGTTCTAACCGACCCCAGCCGGAGCCGCCGGGTTTTCTACAGCCGCGGCCCGGCTGCCGGCGCGGACATGCCGGCACCGTCCAAGGGCTTGCTAGGCCGCATGCAGAACAAGGTGGCGGATCTCACCGGCTACCGCTCAGTCGATGACTTCCTCTACGCCTGGCAAGACAAGTTCATCGACCTCAAGCGCATCCAGGAGCACATCAAGGCCCTGAACGGCACCGTCAGTGAGACGAACGACGCCTATCGGGGCGAAGAGCTGTACCACAAGCGCGTGGCCAAGCGCACGGCCAACTTCCTACGCGACGAAGTACAGCCGCTGCTGCGGCGCCTGAACGCCACGGGCGTGGCCATCGAGGAGCTGGAGCGCTTCCTGCACGCCCGCCATGCGCCCGAGGCTAACCGCGTCATGGCCGAGCGCAACCCTGGGCCCCAGCAGCTGCAACAGCAGCGTGACGCCGCAAAGCAGGCCGTGAATGACCTGCGCAACCAGCTGCAGCGCGCCCAGGCCCGGGGCATGGCGACCGGCCCCGTCCAGAAGGCGCTGGGCCTGGCCCTCATCGACCAGGACCGCTGGGACCGCGCCGAGGCCTTCGACGGCACCGCGGAGGAACGCCTGTCCCTGTCGGGCATGAGCGATGCAGAGGCGGCGGCGGTGATGGCCGGCTACAGCCCGGAACAGCGCCAGGTGCTGGACGAGCTGGCCGCGCGCGTGGACCGTATCAACGACGGCACGCTGCAGACCCTGGAGAACTACGGCCTCATGGACCAGGCCACGCTGGGGGCCTGGCGCAAGACCTACCAGCACTACGTGCCCCTGCACCGCGACGAGGCGCACCCGGAAGGCAAGGCCCACCCCATCGGCCAGGGATTCAGCACCCGAGGTGATGCAGCGAAGCGGCGCACCGGCTCGAATGAGCGTGTGACCAACATCCTCAGCCACGTCGTCATGCAGCGCGAAACAGCACTCATGCGGGGCGAGAAAAACAACGTGGCCAAGCGCCTGTACCTGCTGGCCGCCCAGAACCCGGACAAAGACCTGTGGAGCCTGGAGCTGCCCAAGAAGAAGGTGCTGGATCCAGACACCGGGCTGGTGAAAACCGTTGTGGACCAGGCGGCGAAGACCGAAGCCAATGTCCTGGGGGTACGCATTGGCGGCAAGGACCAGTACATCGTCTTCAATGCGCGCAACGAGAAGGCCGTGCGCCTGGCCGTGGCCATGAAGAACCTCGATGCGATGGAGCTGGACCGCTACACGCGGATCGTGGCCTGGATCACGCGCTGGTTCGCGTCTGTGAACACCCAGTACAACCCGGTCTTCGGCGTCATGAACCTGACGCGCGACCTGCAAGGCGCCATGCTGCAACTGTCCACCACGCCCCTGGCCGGCAAGCAGGCCGAGGTGTTCCGCAACATCCGGC